CCCCCCCACGCGTACCTTGGCGTAACATTTCGTCCTTTCCGACTATGCTCAGCGCGGTGAACCCGAAGCAACGCCGCTTTGCCGAGGAGTATGTGACTGACCATCACGGCCAGAACGCGGCTGTCAAGGCGGGGTATTCTGCGAAGCGGGCTCGGCATACGGCTTCGGAGCTGTTGCGGAATCCTGAAGTGTCGTCGTACATCGCAGAATTGGAGGCGGGAACGCGGGAGGCGTTGGGTGTTACGCATTTGGAGGTTGCGGAGGGGTTTTGGGGATACCATGAACGGGCGTTGCGTGGTGAGGTGCCGGCGTCGGTGGGTCTCCGGGGTTTGGAATTGGTGGCGAAGTCGCTCGGCATGTTCGTGGAACGGTCGACGGTGGAGCATTCGGGTGAGGTGGTGTACACCTTGCATTTGGACCGTGAAGATATCGGCGCGAGAGCGTTGGAGGGATGATGTACTTGGAACTGGTCGAACCATGTGAGCATGGATACACCCACAAACATATGAAGGATCACAAGGGGCAGACCGAAGCGTTCTTCGCAGGCGGAAACCCTGATGATGACCGATTCTTCTGCCCCGGTGGTTCTCGCCGGTCTCTGACCGAACCAACAGCCGAGATGGTGAAGGCTACGGCGGGAGCTATCTACGGACAGCTTCCCAGCGCTCTAGGTGGTCATATGGGATTCGCTGAGCACGTCGCTCGCATCGCTCTTACTGCTGCCTTCCGCTCAGGTGATCTTCGCGCCCGGTTTCCCCGGCATGAGACCGGGATCAAGAGTCGGTGACAACGGCCACCGCGCGGAGACTTGTTCGTCTGGTATCATTCTTATGTGGGTACGTATAAGTCGCATGGGTCACACGCCGAGTATGTCAAAAGGGGTTGCCGGTGCGAGATCTGCGTCGCCGCGGTACCGCACGGCACCGACTCAGGCTATGCCAATTGGTGGTGTCGCTGTCGAGACTGCAAGGACGCCCACCTCAAGGCAGCGAACGAACGGTACCACCAAGACATCGAGGAGTCGAGAGCCAAGGCCCGCGCGAAGTACCACCAACGCAAGGCGGCAGACCCCGAGGGCCTGGCGCGTGTGTACCGAGGCTATTCCTACAAGAAGCGGTACGGCCTCACCCACGACGAGTACGACGAGCTGATGGCCGGGCCTTGTGCGATTTGTGGCGGCGAGTCCCAGGTGCTTGATCATGATCATGACACGGGTCAGATCCGTGGGGCGCTCTGCCGCGCGTGCAACACGGGGCTAGGCCAGTTTGCCGACGATGCCGATCGAGTGGCCAGCGCTCTCACCTATTTGAAGGAAGGAGGTGATGCCGCATGACAACCAAACAGCTTCCGAACAGGATCGCCTATCAGAGACCCTATCTATACCCGAAGCAAGAGGCAGCGATATTCGCGCCAGCTAGGTACGGGGTAATAGAGGCGAGCACTAAAACGGGAAAGACTGTAGGTTGCCTTTGAACTGGTGTGGATCCACGAGCAGGCCGCGCTCCACGGGGGTTGGGGGAAGAACTACTGGTGGATTGCTCCCACCTTCCCCACCTCCAGAATCGCCTACCGCCGGCTGAAACGGTTCCTTCCTGACGGGTCGTTCACCGCCAACGAGACTGAAATGACCCTGACCCTGGCGAACGGGGCGGTGATCTGGTTCAAATCAGGCGACAAGCCCGACTCTCTGTTCGGTGAGGACGTTTATGCCGCGGTGATAGATGAGGCCACCCGGATGAAGGAGGACGCTTGGTACGCGATCCGCTCGACTCTCACCGCGACGAAGGGCCCAGTGCGGATCATCGGGAACGTCAAGGGCCGGAAGAACTGGGCGTACAAGCTGGCACGCCGCGCCGAGGCCGGGACGAAGGGTTACCACTACGCCAAGCTGACAGTGTGGGATGCGGTAGAGGCGGGAGTGTTCGACCAGGAGGAAGCAGAAGACGCCAAAGACATTCTCCCTGATGCGGTGTTCCGCGAGCTCTACCTCGCTGAGCCCGCTGACGAGGGCGACCAGTTCTTCAACGTGGGGAAACTCGAGACCGTCGAGTCCTATCCGGATTCGGCGAAAGTGTGCCGAGTGTGGGACTTCGCGGTCACCGAGGACGACGGGTCGAATCCTGACTTCACGGTCGGGTTGAAGGTGGCGTTCGACGGGCGGCTGACCTACATCTGCGACATCGTCCGCAAGCGGGCCGCGCCCGATCAGATCACCGAGACAGTGAGAAGCACCGCGAAGGAGGATGGGTCGAACTGCAAGCAGGTCATCGAGGAGGAGAAAGGCGCCGCCGGCAAGATCATGGTGGCCCTGTTCAAGAGGATGCTGGCCGGTATGGAAAAAACTGGCAGAGTGGTCCCCGCGCCTGTTACCGGGTCGAAGGAGGTTCGAGCGTTCCATTTCGCCTCCGCGGTGAACGACGGTCGGGTAGTCCTCGTCCAAGGAGACTGGAACGATGCTTTCAAATCCGAGTTGGACTGGTTCCCCGGAGGCGACCACGACGACCAGGTAGACGCTGCCGCCCACGGGTACAACCATCTGGTGCCCACCGGCCGGCCTAGGGTCCGCTGGCTATGAGCCACCCCGAAGATACCTGTGAGCGCTGCGACCGGCCCAACATTTGGTCGTGGTTCGTTCCGAGTGACCGTTTCAACCTGGCTATGGAAGCACTTGGCCTGAACTCGGGAGCCATCGTCTGTCCTGTCTGCTTCGTCGAAGGCCACGAGAAGGCGACAGGGCTTAGGACATCATGGCAACTAGTGCCTGAGACATTCAGCCGAGAAGAAAGAAAAGCGTGACCTACAAACCGATCTCACCCCAACTCCCCGCCCTCCTCAAGAAGGCCGCGCCGGTCCTCTTGGACATCGCCGGATTCGGGTGTCTTGTCGTCGGGACCGCGGTCTTGTTCGGTCCGTGGGCTTGGTTCACCGCGGGCGTCCTTCTGGTGGTGGCAGGGTTTCGGGCGCAATCCTGATTCTGGAAGGTTCTCCCATTAGAGTGGCCGGGTGAAAAGCATCGTCGGAAGCTTGCTCAACCGCACGCCTATCCCTTACGGCGGTGGCCGATCTTCCATCTTCAAGGCCACCTCAGACCGCCCACCTCAGGAGAAGTACCTCGGAGCGATGGGCGCGCAGTCAACGATATTCGCCATTGTCGATCGGATCGCCACGTCGATCGCCTCGGTGGAATGGAGGCTCTACCGCAAGGCTGCCAAGCCCGAAGACCGGACCGAGACCAAGACCCACCCGGCTCTCGTAGTGTTGAACAAGCCGAATCAGCATTACACCCGCACCGAGTTCTTCGAGACCCTCCAACAGCACTTCGAGCTGACCGGGGAGATGTGGATGCTGCTCTCCCGTGCAGCTCAGTTCCCCAAAGGTCCCCCTATCGAATTGTGGCCGGTACGACCCGACCGGATGCGCCCCGTCCCCTCACCGACCGAGTTCATCTCCGGCTACGTCTACAAGAACGGCCGCGACGAGGTCCCCCTCGCGCTCAACGATGCGATCTACAACAAGCGTCCCTCCCCTTTGGACCCATACCGCGGGATAGGCCCCATCGGGACCCTGCTCATCGACATTGAAGGCGAGCACGCAGCCTCAGCGTATAACACCATGTTCTTCCACAACGGCGCCGAGCCCGGTGGGATCCTCGAGATACCCGAGATCCTCAGTGACGAGGAGTTTGACAAGCTGGTGCAGCATTGGGAGCAGCAACACAAGGGCGTCAACAACGCCCACAAGGTTGCCGTGGTGGAGGCGGGCACGTGGAAGGAACGCACCTACACCATGCGGGACATGCAGTTCGAGCAGTTGCGGAGGTTTTCACGTGAAACATTCCGTCAGGCGTGGGGGTTTCCCAAGCCGATGCTCGGCGATGTGGAGGACGTGAACCGGGCCAACGCCGAAGCAGCCTCCTTCGTGTTCGCCGACCAACTCCTTATCCCCCGGTTGCGACGCTGGCGGACCATGCTCAACGACGACTTCCTCCCCCAATTCGGCACGATGGGCGAAGGCTACGAGTTCGACTTCGACGCCATCATTCCCCGTTCGGTGATGGACGAACGAGAGGACAAGAGGATGGCAGCCCAGGCCGTTCAGATGCTTGTCGCTCAAAGATTCGACCCCGCCGAGTCTCTCGAAGCGTTCGGCCTTCCACCTATCACACATCTAGGTGACGTGGTTCCAGAACCTTCCAGTGATATGATCCCCATCGATGCGACCTAGCAATCTGCTCTCCGGGCGGCAGGTATTCAACCGGATGCCGGTCCAAGACGACTGGTATCGAATCGTCAACGTCGCCGACGAGGATCGCGCCGAGATCTGGCTGTATGACGAGATCGGCTATTTCGGCACCACCGCCGCCGATTTTGTACGCAGTCTCGCCGAGGTGGAAGTCGGCAAGATCGACCTGCACATCAACTCCCGCGGTGGGGACATCTTCGACGGGATCGCCATCTACAACGCTCTCCGCACCCATCACGCGTGGGTGAACGTCCAGGTCGACGCTCTCGCCGCCTCTATCGCCTCGGTGATCGCTCAGGCCGGTGACAAGCGAACCATGATCACCGGTTCACAAATGATGATCCACGAGGCGTGGGGAATCGCAATGGGCAACGCCGCCGATATGCGCACCTACGCCGAGCTGTTGGACAAGCAGACTGCCACCATCGCCGGGATCTACGCGGAGCGTTCAGGGGGTTCGGGCAAGAAAGCCCACTACCTGTCGCTGATGAAAGAGGAGACCTGGCTCAACCCCCAGGAAGCCGTGTCGGAGGGCCTTGCCGACGAAGTCGTCAAACCCAAGGCTACAGTATTGGAAGAACCTTCCAGCCAGGAAGACGAGGAGACAGTGGACACGTCCGCGTTTCTCGAATCAACAGAGGTCGAAGGAGCCTACACATGAAGCCCACTCTCTCCTACCCCTACGTGGAGAACCGAAGCCGGAAGATGCAGCCGTACTTCGGCCGGCCCCGCAACGAGGCCAAGGCCGCTGAACTGACTGTTCCGGAGACTCCCGAGGGGCTCGCCGAGTTCATCGCCGATTCCAAGAACTGGGAGCAGCTCCAGAAGGCTGAGCCTCAAGCCCGACTTGACTGGTTCGCCCAGTACAACAAGTCGGTCAACAAGGGCGAGGCCCTGTCCAAGCAGATCGCCGAGCAGACCACGGCTACGGTCACCGAGTTCTTGAAGGATCACGGTGTCACCGACCGGCCCGACTTCTCCGAGCTGGCGAACGAGATCGTCACCAAGATGGGCCCCACCGCGGCCAAGCACCCCAACCCTCTCTACAACCCGAAGGCGATGGGCGCTTCGATCGACCACGAGTTCGAGAACTCCGCCGACTACTTCCGTACCATCTGGCACAACACGGACCGCACCCCCGAGATCGCATCGAAGCTGACCAGGATCCGTAATGCGTTCAGTTCGACGGTGCCTTCGGAGGGTGGGTTCCTGATTCCCGAGAACCTCCGCTCCGAACTGCTCCGGGTAGCCCTCGAGACTTCGATCGTCCGCCCCCGGGCGCGGGTGGTGCCGATGGAATCCCTCCGGGTGCCGTTCCCGGCCATCGACTCGACCTCGAATGTGTCGAGCGTTCATGGTGGAGTGGTCGGATACTGGACCGAAGAGGCCGGCGCTCTCACCGAGTCGGCAGCCTCGTTTGGTCGGATCGTCCTCGAAGCGAAGAAGCTGACCGCCTACACCGAAGTGCCGAACGAGCTTGTCTCCGATTCTGCCATTTCCTTCCAGGCGTTCATTGACGACATCTTCCCCGAAGCTCTGGCTTTCTACGAGGACCTGGCATTCTTCAATGGCACCGGCGCTGGTGAGCCTCTCGGGTTCCTGCGTGCCACCGCCGAGATCCAGGTCACCAAGGAGTCGGGCCAGTTGGCCGATACGATCGTCTGGGAGAACATCGTCAAGATGTACTCGCGGATGCTCCCCTCGAGCTTGGGCCGGGCAGTGTGGATCGCATCGATCAACACCTTCCCCGAACTCGCAACCATGGCCCTGTCTGTCGGTACGGGTGGGTCGGCGATCTGGCTCAACAATGGAGTCGAAGGACCGCCAATGTCGATTCTGGGACGTCCGGTGATCTTCACCGAGAAGGCCCCTGTCCTCGGAGATGCCGGCGATATCAACTTCGTCGACTTCGGTTTCTACCTGGTCGGCGACCGTCAGGTGATGACCGCCAACTCCTCGGAGCACTTCAAGTTCCAGAACGACAAGACCGCCTATCGGATCATCGAGCGAGTCGACGGACGGCCGTGGCTCAACTCGGCGATCACCCCACAGAACAGCGGCGACACCCTGTCACCGTTCGTCCAGATCGCAGCCCGCGCATAAGCAAGGTCAGCAGGAGATCACATCAAGCCCTGACCCCAACATAAGGAGAAACACATGGGAATGGAAGGCCTCGGAATAGGCGCAGACTTCGACCTGGCGGCTTACGAGTCGAGCGGGCTGAACGTCAGCCTAAAGGACGCCGAAGCAGTCACGTTCATCAACTTCCTCGACGCCGGCACCCAGACGATGACCCTCCAGGAGACGCTGCCTGACGGCACCGGCGATCAGAATCTGGTCATCATCGATACGGTGTACGCCAAGCCGAAGGGCGGCGGAGCGTGGACGAAGATCACCCAGACGGCGCTGGCGACCTACGATCATTCGACGGACGCCACCAATGACGTGATCGCGATCACGGTGAAGGCAACCCAACTCTCGGACGGCTTCCAGAATGTGGAAATGACCGCGGGTACGGGGACGTGTGTCGCCATCCTGCACGGCCTCCACGTCCAGCGGGCTCCTGAGAACATGCCCAACCCGATAGTCGCATGAGCCAATACAATAAGTCCGAAGACATTCGCCTGGTGACTCTCGGTCAGCGGACGAAGAAGTCGATCGCGGCTACCACCAACGCCACCCAGTCGCTGTTCACGGTGACTGGGCTGGTGGTGGTCGAAGGAATCATCGGGTATGTGACCACCGCGTTTGACGGGACCACCACCTCGATCAACCTGGCGCATGACCCGACCATCGGCTCCGCCGCTGACCTGTGCGCGGCCACTGTCGTCACCTCGGATGCGGTGGGGACGATCTACGGCTATCTCGGTGATGCGATCACCACCCTCCTCGTGTCGTCCGCGGTGACGGCACCGGGGACCGCGTATGCGCCGATGCCCAACTTGAAGCAGGTGCTCACTCCCGGCGTGATCGGATACGTGGGTACCGCCGCCGACGCGGGCGCGGTCGACTGGTATTGCATGTGGGTGGCCCTCTCCGACGACGGAGCTGTCACCGCGGCATGAGCCACATGCTGGATCAGCGTGGCGTAGCGACCATCGCAGGGTACGCCCTGGGCAACGCTGCCACCGGTGGGATCGGCCAGGGTCGACAGGTCAGTCTCGCCACGGCTCTCCCCCCTGCTGATGGGGTGTCGCGGGACATCTTCTCCATCGATGGAGGTCGGGTGCTCATAACCGGGCTTCTGGGAGAGGTGACAGTGGCGATCCCAGCCGCGTCGATCGATTTCGACCTGGCGTTCGATCCTGACAACGCCGGCACCAACGTTGCGCTCGCTACCGCGCTGGTCTGCGACTCGGACGCCGCGGGCACCTATTACACCCTGAACGACACCTTCGGCGGAGCGCTGGTCACGTCGACCGCCAACGTCCTGCTGAACGCCATCCTCGAAGAGCCCTTCGCCCTCGGCGCAGGAGACATCGTGTGGACCACCACCGGCGCCGGGCTGATCGGCACTTCGGCCCGGGTGAAATGGGATCTCTGGTATGTGCCTCTCGACGTGGGCGCGGTGGTGACATGACACCCAAGATCACCGTCCACGGCGGACCCTCCTATCCCATCGGTGTCATTCCCCCTGGGCCTGAGGTCGTACCGGTTCCCCCCTCTCCGGTACGACCTCCCTCCAAGGCATCCAAGGCCGACTGGGAGACCTACGCGGCGAGTCTCGGTGTGAACGTCGAAGGGCTCAGTAAGCCGAAGATCATCAAAGCGGTTGATAGTCTGAGACTATGAGCTGGGAAGAACTTACGGCGATCCTCGACGAACGCCGCGAGGAGGCAACCCGCAACGACCCACCAGTCGCCTGTCCCAACGACGGCGAGCCTCTTCTCACCGGCCCTGACGGGCAACTGTTCTGCCCCTTCGATTTCTGGAGACCCTGATGGCCCTGGCATACGCTGAAACCCTCCGAGACAACCAGCTAGACGAGATCACCTCGTTCGCGGGCACGTCGGCCCTGCTCAGAATCTACGACGGATCCCGTCCTGCCACCGGAGGCGCTGCCACCACTCTCTTGGCCGAGTTGACCTGTGACGCTACCGCCTTCGCCGCTGCTGCCACGGGCGCGGTGTTGACTCTCGAGGCCATCGTCGCGGACTCGTCGGCCAACGCGACCGCTACCGCGACCTGGTTTCGTATCGTCAAGTCGGACGGGACCACTCATGTCATGGACGGGGACGTGGGTACGTCGGGGTCTGACCTGAACTTGAACTCGGTTGCGATCACGACCGGAGCCGAAGTGTCGGTCACGTCCTTCACGATCACGGCCGGCAATGCCTGATGGTCGATACGGTTCGCACGCTTGCCGCCCTGCAAGCTCTTCTCGCCGATAACACCGCTGGCGATATTTCACCTCAGGATCATCGGGACGAGCTGGTCTCGGTGTGGACTCCTGAATGGGTCCGCTATCTAGGACATCGACTATCCGACGAAACCGCGCACGCTCTAGACGACTTCTTCGATTCGGACACGTCGGCCGATTACACGCAGACCACCCCGTCAGGGTCGGCCACACCTCAGATCGGACGGGACGTCCTGTCGTGGTTGTTCGCGGCTCAAACCACTCAGGATGTCATCCCGTTCACTAAGGCGTTCGGGGCGATCTCCCCGCCGATCACGATAGAGACCCGAGTGAGGGCGTATGGGGAGGGCAAGCACACCGCGGGACTGTGCTTTGCGGACGGGACCACTACGACCAGCAACGTGATCGTCACGGGCCCCCTCGTCACCGGAGGCGCCACCGTCCCACTGTTCATCTGTTACAGCGGGACCATCACCCTCCTCGACACCGCGTCGATCAACCAGGGCACGCCCTATCCCGTCATGGCCGGAGGCATGTACCTGCGGCTGGTGTGGAAGACCACCAACACCTTCCGGGCGGGGTTCTCGCTTGATGGTGTCACTTACACATCGGCAGGAGTCGGAGACATTACGGACACGCAGACCCCGACCCGGCTCGGCGTGTTCGTATCGACCTACGGTGGCGGTGCTGGGATCAGTTCTCTGGCAGCCTTCGACTATCTCCGGGTGTACGAAGCCGATCTGCTGACCTGATGGCCGGCGCCTACTCCTCGGGCTACTCCTCGGGCTACGACATTGCGGCGGCAGGATTCACTGGCACGGTCGTCGAAACCCAAGATGACCAGACGTCTACCGCGTCCGGTCTGCTCACGTTCACTGGGGCCGTCGCCGAAACCCAGGACGCTCAATCTTCCACTGCGTCAGGCACTCTCGCTTACACCGGCACGGTTGCAGAGACGCAGGCAGACCAAACGTCGACCGCCTCAGGACTCCTCACCTTCACCGGGTCAGTGGCCGAGACTCAAGCCGACCAGACGAGCACGGCGTCGGGGACGCTCACCTATGCCGGTACCTCGGCAGAAACCCAGGATGACCAGACCTCGACCGCGTCGGGGACTGTCGTGGGAGATGTCACCGGTACCGCCGCGGCAACCCAGGCAGCACAGACCGCTAATGCCTCAGGTTCTGCCACCCCCGGCCCCGACGCGCAGAGCTTCTCTCCTCAATCCTCTCTCCAACCGGGAGGATCGGGTACCGGCCAACCCGGACTCAACAACTCGACCCGACCCCACCGTCATCACGGGGCGCGCCCTGGTGGGAGAAGCACGCCGCGGCCGGTCGGGTGATGTAAGATTCTTCCAGCCTCCAGAAAGCCGAGAGGATGACGAAGCCGTTCTATGCGACGGTCGAGCAGTTGCAGGCTGCCGCCGATATCAAGAGCACGTCCAATGAGACCGACCGGCTCCGCCGTCTCCTCGACTCGGCATCCCGCAAAGTAGAGCAACGCTGCCACCGTCACTTCTACCCTCTCACCGAAGTCCGCACCTACCACCTGACCTCTGGGGGCGCGGGGTTCTGGCTCAACTCCGACCTCCTCTCATTCACCGCTGCCACCGAGGACGGCACCGCCGTCGTTGTCGCTGACATCGAAGTCTCCCCCGCTGCCGCCCCGTACTCGTGGATCGGGTTGTCGGGGGTGGACATCACCATCACCGGAGACTGGGGCTACTCCAACGACACCACTCCCGCCGGAGCTCTAGCCGAAGCTCTCGACGCCTCAGAGACCGGAGTGGACGTGACCGACTCCTCCCTGGCCGGGATCGGGGACCTACTCATCTGCGAATCCGAGAAGATGGTGGTCACTCACAAGAATCTCCTCGACACCACCGCCAACCTCGCCGCCGACCTGACCGCGGTGGTCTCAGACAATGAGGTGACGGTCAACACCGGATCTCTGGTCAAGGCTGGCGAAGTCATAACCCTCGACGCGGAACGGATGAAGGTCCTGTCAATATCTGGAAACGACCTTCAAGTAGTCAGGGCCTTCGACGGATCGACTCTCGCCGCTCATACCGGAACGCCCGACGTGTACGCCCCGCGGACTCTTACTGTGGAACGTGGAGCAGCCGGATCCACCGCGGCTACCCACTCCGACACGACGGTCCTCACCCGCAATGTCGCCCCCGCGGTAGTGACCGAGGCCACCATCGCAGAAGCTCTGGTCGCGTACGCTCAGGAAACCTCGGCTTACGCCCGGGTGGTCGGGTCGGGAGAGA